CTCTTTCTCGACTACCATCGTCGGCTTTGTTTCCATCTGCGCTTTCAATTTCGCGATGTCATTCGCGTAATCCTCATTTTTGAAAGACAGATTCGGGTCAACCGGCGGTAAACCGCTTCCACCGGATGACTGGCTCACCTGCTGTTCCGGAACCTGCACCAAGTTTGTCGTTTCGTCCATTTCACTCTCCTGATTGCCCTTGTGGGGTCAGTTGATTTACCTCATTCGGCCCTTGCGGGTTGCGAAATCTATTCCTCCATCCTTATTTCGTCGCTAATCCATTCAAGCAGGGACTTATGCACTTTGTATTTTGCCTGTGCGTCATATGCCGCCTTGCTCGTTTTCTTTTCAACCGGGAGTTCAATAAATTTGTTCCAGCCGTCTTCTATTTCTTCCTGGACATGAGCGGCAAAAATCTCCCACCCGCGATGGGTAAGCAAATTCTGCAAATCGCTTATTCTTTGCTTTCTCGCTTCATCCATAGGTTTTTATGGCAAAGGCCAATTCCTTCGCTATCCTGACACAATCCGCTTTCGTCATGTACTGATTGACCGGAAAGAAAACGCCGCGGTTGGTTATAAATTGAGCATTCGGAAATTGGTCTGTCGGCTTTGTGATATTGAAGTGCCATTTGTAGACCGGCTGATTGATTATCGGCAGCATCCTCCTTATCTCGATTCCCGACTTGTCCATGTGGTGTTCTATGTTGTCCAGTCGCAGACCCATCAACTCCCTGAATACGATGGGATACATCATCAACCCGCCTATCAATTTACCACAATCGCCCACACCGTGCTTTTTAAATTGAGCGTCTAATTCCCCCTTTATGTTTTTTCGTTTTTTGAGGATAGACGCGATATTTTTAAATTGAGACAGTCCCAACGCGGCCTCCAGTTCCGTAACCCGCATGGAATAACCCACGCGGTTGAAAGCATACCGCAGATATTTTGGTGATATCTCGGTATTGATCATTCCGTGATTGGCCAGACTGCGCATAATATTGTTTAATTCTTTATGTTTGGTACATGCCAAACCACCCACCCCAGCCGATATCACATGGTTGAAATACATGGAAAAGCAGGATATATCACCCCAGTCACCCACCTCTTTACCAACCGTCTCGCATGAATCCTCTACCAACCGTAAATCATTGTCTTTGCAAAATTCCAGCAGTTTGTCCTTGTGAGGATACGGATTGCCCCACAAATGAACAACACATACGCACTTGGTCCGGTGCGTCAACTTCCGGCGCATGTCATCAATCAAAATGGTTCCATCCTCATTCGTGTCACACAAAACCGGGTTTAACTGTGACTCAAAAACCATGTTGATGGTGGCCGGAAATGTAATAGTGGGAACCAGCACTTCAGCATTGTTGTCCCACCGGCAATGTTCCTTCAACGCACGGAATGCCAGCTGTAGCGCTGAAGTTCCCGAATTGCATATCACTCCATACTCACAACCATGATATCGTGACCACCTTTCTTCCAGTTCCCGGCTTACCTGACCATAGGTTAGTTGACCGGAGTCAAGGACACGGTTTATGCTTTTGCGTTCATCTACTGAACACTTCCAACCCGCCAATGGAATATTTTTGACTTTTCTCGACATAGCCTTGTACGGGTTATATGTCATTCGTTCTTCTGCCGTCAAATCGTAGACCATTACCTGTTTATCCCCCCCGGCGGCATCGGTGTTCCGGTTAAGTCAATGGGCGGTTGTCCGCCCGGAGGCACTCCTGGGGGCATCCCATCCGGTGACATCCCCGGTGGTAAACCCTGCATACCAGGTAGCATGCTTTCCTGTCGCTTAAACGCCTTCGGGTCTTCATCAGCCGTCTGGCAGATTTTATCGAAAAAAGCCTCATCATCTATCCACGGCGCGCCAATGAATTGCTGGCGTATTGCCTGCAATCTGCTCTGTCTCATGGATTTATTTTCCATTGAAAATACACCCAGTGGCATGTAAACATAATCCCTCTGGATCTCTTCAGGTCTTATCAGGATAAAATTCTGCGCCCGTTCAATGCCTATTGAATTTTCTATGTCTTCGGGTGTCAGGTTTTTGTATATGATTTTCCAAATTCCATGATACAGGTCTTGCAGAAAAGACAATTCCATAACCAGACCGATGTAGGAGAATTTTTCACCGGCCGATTCGCGGAGTATCTGTTGACCGCCTAGCGTTTGGTTCGCGTCTTTGACCAGGCCGGCCGTTCCAAGAGTAACACGGTTTGCCGATGTCCTCTCCTGCGCCCACCTCTCGGCCTCGTTCACCTCGCTGAATCCTGCCCGCAACGGGGTATCCTCTATTTTCAATTGGGTCATCACATTACGTATGTCACCATTGGGGACTTTGTTGCCGTCCATGCGGATAATCATTCCCGGCTTTGACACAAGGTCGCTTTTGGGATTGACTAATGCCTTTTCAATCACAGCTAGCGATACATTCAGCGCCAGAGCGCCGTTGTCCAGCCGCTGATTGACCACCTCGTTTATGACATCCTGGCTATCAACCAACATCGCGGGGATTCCGCGGCCGTAAAAGGAACCATTAACAGGCGAATAGTCCAGCTTGTATATCGGAGCCTCCCCGTCATATTCATCATTGATTTCTACCGCTATCAACGCGTTTTCGTGAATTATCACTCTGGCAGACACCAGCTCCTCGCCTTCTTCCTCGGAAACACCCTCTCCCATAATTGTGTTAATCCACTTTTTAGGCACACGGACAAAAACCTCATAACAGGTATGAACCCGTCCGTAGTCCGTTTTGGTGGATTCACTGTCAATTATGTCCCGTGATGATTCAATGGTTTCATCGCCCTTGACAAATTTCTCGGCAGTCTGCACACCCTTCAACTTATCAACACCATCCTGGAAGTAATAACCGATTTTTGCGCCCTTGACCAAATCACCGTAATTGAGTTTGAAACGATAGGCTATGGTCGAGCCGGGTATCTGTATCGCCTTCGGATCTGGAAATATATCCCAAATTGAACAATGGCGTATTTTTAATCCCCTGTATGTTTCCACTTCTTCATCCGTGTCTTCATAGCCGGTTATCTTCCGGCGGTTAGTTGCCAGTCTTAAGGCATACGGTATCATGCCCATCGGGTTAAGATTATCACTGAATGATTCGTATGTGTTCCGGCGCAACTTGCGGATTTCCTTTTTTACATCGAACGAAATGCGGCAGAAGCCCGAACCGAATGTGTCGGCGTCCTGCAACACCTTGTCGAACTCAACCGCCCATTTGGTTTTATCCATCTCACGCAGGATGATGTCGCGGATATTATCTGACTGGTCTATGTCACCCAATTCAAACCTGGCTTTGACATCAAGCGGCGGATTGGTCCCTGCCATCACACGAAAGATATGTGAATGAATAGTCTCACGATGTGAAGCGGTTATCCCCACATGAACCTTGCTCTGCCAGCTTTCCTTCTTGGCAGCAATCTCCGGATCGTAGATACCATCACAGTTGCGCTGATACTTCAGCCATTTAGTTTCAAAGCTGGACTGTCTCCATGATTCTGATTTTTTTACGAAATCCAGGCAGAAGGCATGCAAATCACTCTTGGCAGATGACAGCGTAACTTCATCTATGGAATTTTCTTTCGGTTGAGATTCTACTTCGTTCAGGTAATTTACTGCTTCTTCGGGGATTATGTTGGATTCTATCGGCATTTAAAAACCTCTTGTTTAAATTCAGCCCAAAAAAAAGACCGGGTGCCTTGCGGCATCCAGTCCAGAATCTGGGCTTTAGGGTTTGCTCTGGGAGCAATTAAGGGTTCATGAGGCCCGACCCGTTATATTTCAATAATTACTGTAATTATAAATCATGCGACACCATTTGTCAAGTCCTACGCCGGATGTCTTAATTGTTCACCCCGTAATGTGCGGTTTTAACTCCCCACTCCCTCGGTATGTCAACCTCCGGGTTGCTCATGACAAGATATCTCAAGCAATCGGCAAAATCCTTGTACTCCTCTTTTGGTTTGCCCGTCTTTTCATTCCTGCCCCACCTCTCCAGCGACGCAATAAGATTTCTGCATTTCGGGCTTATGACCAGCTTCGGCTGATTAAGACTGTCAATCGGTTTTTCTTTGTTGTATCGCAGGTAATCTTTTATTTTTAATATTCCCGTTTCGACCTCCGGTTCATTCTCGGCCACGTGGTATGAATCCTGGTAGTCCAGCCCGCAATCAGCAAACTCCTGCTTCAGCGTCAATCCCCCGCATGTCCGACGGGCATTCCCGAAATGTCTATCCAGTATGCGGATATGGATACCCCTGCCCTCCTCCCTCGACCGGAACAGTTCGGCGTAGTCCTTGACCGTCAGGCCCGAATCCTTGCTTCCCTCAAAGTCAAACTCCGGCCATTCGTCGCAGATATATAATTTACCATTTCTGTCCACGGCAGCCCATAAGACAGCGAGGGGTTTTCCTATCGCGGGGTCAACGACCTGAAAATGCGAGCAATCCTCCGGCAATGTAAATTCAAGCACATGAACATCGCGGTTGAATCCTTTGAATATCTGACCAGCCAAGTGCATAAATCGTCCGTGTAGTCTGGCTGCCTTTTCATCCGGGTCACATGAATTTTCAAAATTTATAATAGCTTGGTGAGGTATGACACCGTTTTTTGAATGCTCTTTACAGTTATCCTCCGTGTCGCCATAAATAACACGGACGCCGCCTTCGCCATTCTTGGCTACTATCTCATCATATATCCACCCCGAACCGTAAAGCGGTGTCATCGGCATTAAAACTTTGCCGTCGAATTTCATGCGGGCCAGACATGCTTTGTATATAGATTCCGGCGGGGGTTCGTTGAACATGAATAGTGACACCGTTCCACCCTCAAATTCTGTCAGCGCTTGCTCATATGACATCGCTTTGATCAACCAGTCGGTATCAGTCCGGAACTCACATGGATATTGTTTACCCTTTTTGTCGGGGAAGTACCGACCCGTAGGCCACCACTTTTTAATTTCAGTCTGGACCGAACCTGACATCTCCAACTCTGTCGGCGTGGATAATATCCTTGCCAGCTTGGGATATTTCCATTCTTTGATTGTCGCATGATTGAATATGGGATGTTCGGCTAAATCGGGCCAGATGACCGCGCCATAGTATGCGATGGCGCCGGCTGTTTTGCCCACCCAGTTGCCGGCTGGAAATAACACAATGCGACTTTCAGGGTCATTGACAGCATTTATAAATCTTTCTTGCGCTGAATTGGGACAAAAGAAACGCAGGG